GGCAGGTCTTAAAAATGCACTTAATTTACTCAAAATCTTTCTCCTCCTAACTGTGCCGGAGCATCTTTGAAATGCTGAAGCGGCTCAAAATCTGTAAAATTAAATGAAATCTCTGTCTGTAAATTCGATGTGGAATCATCCAATAATGCTATCGGGATCTTAGTTAATGTCACACCGTAAATCCCAATTACCTGAGGTCCAAGCGAAGAACCTTTATCATCATTGGTAATCTGGAAGTTAATCAGTGGAAATCTGCCTGTGCGCTTGTATTCCATCAGGATCTTTAAAAAAGCCGGGGTTCCATAGTACACCGTTGCGGTGCCTGAGTATTTCAGCCCTCTCACCTTCGTCTGATCTACAACAGAGCCCACAACCGAGAACTCATCCGTCTGAACCTCTGCACTGCTTTCAAACTTCTTCATGCCAAACAACTCAATGTTCTGCCCATCCACAACCATAAAGCCCTTTCCCGCTTTACCGCTTATGGCATCCTGGGCCAGTAAATATCCCATATGCTACCTCCTACTCCGTTTCGGTACTTGCAGATACCGTAACCGACATATATATTTTCTCAATACTGTCCACCGGCTGGATCTTTACTTCGATCAAAACCGCATCAATACTGTTTCCGGCCCCTACCGTTACATCCTCAGCCTCAAAGTTCTGAACCCCGCCATTAGCCTGCATATCGTTCAGATAGCCCACAATCCAGCCTTTCAGCAGGCCGCGGCCGGTCTCATCATTACTTACCTTGCCAATAAAGTAATTACTGAAATGCTCATACACATCATTGCAGAACTGATTCAGCACCCGCATTACACGATTTTTGGCGTACTCCTCGCCCTTATCTACCGTAAAGCTTGTGTGGGTATTGATATCTGTGCATACCTTTACTTTATCGAATGTATCAATAAAGACGATTTCCCCTGCCTGAATTGCTGCTTCAATCTGCGTATCCGTAAGCTTTGGGCTGGCTTCGATTGCATCAGGATAACGAGAATAGGTCAGAGACTGATTATACAGCGCTCCTGCCTCTGCTCCGCCTAACCACCAAGTAGCCTTCTTCGCGTCCAATACAGTACCATCATCCAGTTTTATGCCATTATTGACTGAGATCACCCATTCACTGTTCGATGCCTGGGCATTTGCCATAACGGCCTGGCATTTTAAGCCTACGTTGTTTGAAACACGCTTTACAAACGCCGCAACTGCCTGAATCGTAGTCTTGTCCTCGCCGTCATAGATCAGCACATCGAATTTATACGGTTCCATCGCGGTAAGCCAAGCTGCATAATCTGCCGTGGATACAGATGGATCTTTTCCATCTGTCAGTGTTTTTCCTGCTGTGGCTGCAAGCTCTCCAGATCCACTGAATGTAACCCAGGCGTTACCCGTTAGATCCTCGGCCTTTTTCGCAGTCTGCTCATCCCTTACAGATCCATCAACCACCGTTGCAACCTGGAATGTAGTTTCTTCATCCGGATCAGCAGATATCACAATCGCAATATCATTTCCCCGTACACCTTCATAAACAGCCGTTGCAGTCAGCGTTCCTGTTGTTGCAGTTGCCTTCGCTCCCCCGGATCCCTTAGGCCGATACAGGAGGATCTTTGACGGCCCCGCCGTAGTATCACTTCCCTTCATCATCTCCCGAAGAAACAGCGCCTTTTCACTCGTTATATCGTAACCGATATATGGGGTCAGATCCTCTCCGGGGATAATTGTCTGCACAATCCCCAAAGCCCCCCAGGAAAGGGGCTCTGCAATCGCCACAATCCCCCGTGTGCCAATATTTGCTTTGACATTGCCCTGTGACTTGGTGTTAATGTACACACCAGGCTGGACTTTGTTCTGGCTTGTCCATGTGCCTCCTGCCATTTTTTTGACCTCGCTTTCTTTTTTTGCATAAAAAGAACGCCCATCCAAAGAAAGACGTTCTAAATTATTGGTATCTTATTTCCGTTTTTGAAATGTTTACTTTGCTCAATGCTTGTAATACGTATTTACATGATACGTATTATGTGATATTATAATAATGCAAGGGAGGTATAACAAATGCCGCTAAAACCAAGAGAAATGGAAAAACTAATCCTTGCAGATGGATGGATATTCAAAAGCCAGGAAGGCTCTCATCGGAACTATATACATCCAATAAAGCCTGGAAAAGTTACAATCCCGTTCCATCAGGGTAAAGACTTAACCAAAAAGACTGAGAATTCCATCAGAAAGCAGGCGGGGCTCAAATAGCCCCAACCTGCCTTCTCAAATAATTTTAGGAGGTATATATATGTTATCCGTGTACCCAGCTTGTTTTTTCAAGGAAGGAAATGGCTATTCTGTCATTTTTCCAGATCTTAACTGGCTTGCCACTCAGGGCGATACACTCCAAGAAGCCATGGAAATGGCCATTGACTGTCTCGCTGGTTATATTCATACTTGCAAAAGAGATAACGAAACTCTTCCCAAACCATCTGGATTGTCAGATATTGATCCTCAAGCTATTGCAAAAGAATTGGATCCAGATTCTCCTCCCTGCGAAGCATTCGTTAATATGGTGTCTGTGGATGTGGAAGCTTATGCAAAAGAGCATTTTGAGAAATCCGTAAAAAAGACCCTGTCCATTCCAGCATGGTTAAACAAAGCTGCTCTGGAACAGGGAATCAATTTTTCTCAAACCCTTCAGGAAGCCCTACTTGCAAAACTCCGGACATAATCCTTAAAGCTGTCCTAAATGGGCGGCTTTTTTACTTGTCTTTTAATTTTTCATCCAGAAGCTTTTTCGCTTCTTCAATGGTGTATTCCGGTTCTGTCAGAATCACCCTGACAAAATCCCGCTGGTACCCAGCCAGATGCTTACTTTTCAGTAGTTTGCCAGTCGGATATTTCTGCTCTTCTTTTTTGTGCGACGTCGCAACAGAAGGCTTGGACGCTGCACTTTTATTTATCGTCTTTGATGCCATAACTTTCCTCCATTTCCTGCATCGGATTTTCTTCCTCTGGCAGCCGCACCCGTTCCTTGATATGGAACTGATAATGCAGTTCCCCATCCTCCGTCTGCCACTGCCTCTCATGTGTTCGGATCCACGCCGTCTCATCACCCCCATCCGAATAAGGGAACAATTCCAGCGCCATATCCAGATAATCCGCAATCTGAAGAATCTCAGCATTGGCATTGATGATGTTGCGCTCCTGCACAAACACAATATCCACACCCAGGTCACGTAAGAACCTCTCTCCTATCTGTCCCTCTATGGTAGAGGGCATGAAGAAGATGAAAAAGCAGGGTGGTTCTGTGCCCTGCGGATTAGGGCTGTCATAAACCGGATAAACCGGGTATCTGGAAGTAAGGACACCCGCAAGGCTATCTACAATATGACCCAATGAAAAAATCATTTGAACGCCTCCCTTACCCGTTTATCCAGTTCCGTCCGTACCACGTCCCGGTATTTGCCGATTGCTTTCTGTTTCATGTATTTTCCTTTCACATAGGTGGTCTTTGTTCCGACCATAAGACCGCCGGAACCATTCGGTGACCGTTCCAGCAAAGAACCATTCTTTATCAAACCTGGTACAAAATGTTTATCCACCCGGTGGCCATCATTCACATAAGAGGCATACTGCATATAGTTGCTCAATTCTGTCCGCACACTCCTCCCCATGATTATTGGAGTTATCTGACTGTCCGTAGCCCAATGCTGTGCCATCTCGCCCGATCGCATATTTGTCCCGGCGATCGTCCCGTCATTGGGCGGCGTATTCTCTGTTGCCACCCGTACAGCCTCCATGGTAGCACCTTCCACCACCTCTGCCATGATCTTAGGCACATCCTGTCCGGCCCTGCGCAGCTCATCCAGGCGTTTTCTCATCTGAGAGCCAAAGCTTGACATAGAATCACCTCACAATATTGTCTTTTAACAGACCAACCTCTTTATGCTCCAATCCGGTCATTCCACCACCTACCGGATCGTAATATGCCACCGGCGCTCCGGCAACATACCGCTCCGGCTGGTTTGCGTGTCCCAGCGATCCTCCCCGGATCACCAGCAGCTCATCCCCTGCCCGGATATCCACCGTTAGGTCACAGGCCAGTTTCTCCACCGACCGTTCCCTGGCTGCATTATCGGTCATTGCAGGACCGTCTTTTTTCGGACTGTATACCCGGCAGGAAACAGGAAGTTGATTTACCTTCTGCCTCTCCTGTCGGGTCATATTCCCGTCTTTCCGGGACAAAACTCTGTAAATATCAACGGTGTCTGTGTACCATCCGGCAAAAATAGGATTATCAAACAGCATACATACCTCCCATTCCCACCATTCGGGCCATCGTCACCAGCTGCGAACCATACTGTGTAGCATTCCAGCTCCCCCACTTTTCGGTCCCAGCTGTCACAGCGCTGTTATCATAGCTAACCGAGGTGTCTCCCATAGCGACCGTCTTGACCACGCCTTTCTGCTCGGCATTGCCTGCTGCCTGTCCAGCGTTTTGAGATGCCGGGGCATAGGTCTTAAGATACATAGCCGAAAAATGTGCCACATAAAGCCCTGCCGCATACCTCCACATACTTCCCCAGCGGGACGGCAGTACGCTGTCATTCGCCTGTTCCACAAATACCTGCAGCACAGATTCCGGCACCAGACATTTGCGCTGCGTCTCTTCGTTTCCGATTGTCTTATGCTCCAGGCAGAATTGCGGGAAATCCTCCAGGAAAGCAGACATGGTATAGGATCCCTGCTCTCCTGGCTGCGGAACATTTGCCGCTGTGATTTTCGCATTATAAAACGCATCATAGATTGGCCCCATACCATCGCCTCCTTATTTCTTTGAGTTTCTCTTTCCGGTAGCCTTTTCATCTTCTGCAAGATCTTCTTTTGCATCCGGGCGGATATCTGCTGTATCTGCCTTATCCGCAGCAGCCTCATCCGCAGCCTCTAACTGTTTATCCTTACTTCCCTGAGGCGTTGCAATCATACCGGACTGAACTGCAGCCTGGATGAGCCAGTGATCAGCCACATCCGAGGGAATCTCTCCGATATAATCTTTGGGAATCACATATGGATCATTGTTTTCCCGAGGAATAAGGAACCTGTTTTTTGACATGATAAACATCCTTCACTACCTCCCTTAAATTCCATCTACATACAGCATGGTCTGATCGTAAAATACCTCTGTTTCAGACACGTTTGCCGCGTACGCTGTGTCATAGCAGAAATGTTCTGTGTTTGACCCTGTCATGGCACGGGTCAGCGGTGCAAGCTCATCCATGGCAAGATAGCGCTCCTTATTGCAGTACACTGCCATTCGGTCCTTTTTTCCGGCTCCTGCTCCCTTACACCAGGAGGTTGCGCCGATGAAGAGATCTACACCATTCTGTTTTGCCACGTTGTTTTCCAGCAGGAATGTAAGGATTGTCTTTTCGGCCAGATCACTTACCCTTGTAACTGCCAGATAGTTAAACTGCTCATACGGCATAATGATATGGTTGGGGATTGCGTCCCGGTCATATTCTGCCGCCTCCCAGGCTGCCAGAATCGCCGTATTGATATCATCCAGAATCTGGTCTGGCGTCTTGCTCCTAAAAGTTGTTCCACCAGACGTCCCAGTAGACGCCGCGCTGGTGATTGTCACATCAGCATTATTCAACAGACCTGTTGTGCCATAGCGTTTGAATCCTGCATATGTATTTTCCTCCATATGCTTATCGTATGTCAGGCGCAGGCCATCCCGGAGCAGGCTGTCCAGATTACGTCCTGTCATGTTTCCCCGCTGCATATCAATCCACATCACCCGGGTTCCCATTGCCACCATATGGGATTTGTACAGGCCTTTCTCGAAATTCGCCTGAATCATGGGGATACCGTTTGCTCCTCCGGCATGGTGCAGGTTATCGCCGGAGCCTCCGGCGGTGCCGTATCCCACCTGCATAGCACTCACAAATTCAGCCCAGCCGCCGCCTACCCTCATAGGAATATCTCTGGCATAAGTAACACTGGTAAGAGGGGTCCTTACCAACGTATCTCTTTTTTCCAGCTCTGATGTTAAAAATGCCTGTCCAGAAGCGATCCCGGCGGCATCCATTGTCATACGGGCTGCGTTTCCTCCGGTGGTAGCCCCACCAGCGCCACGCGCCACCTGCATACCTAAATCCATTGTACCTACGTTCTGAAATGCCATTTTACTCCTCCTTATGCGTTGATCATTGTTAAAATACTCAGTTCTGCCACACCGTTTGCATCGGCACTGCCTCTCCATTGAGCATTTGTCAATTCTACTGTATTCGTGGTGCCCTCCTCTGCCTCAAATCCCCCTACCTTGGCGTTGGGGTAACTTCCATTCGCTTTTGTCCGGATATATACCTTTCCCCCAAAAGCAGGGTTTCCTTTCTGACAAATCACATTGATGCGGCCACGCTTGAATACAGACACGGCCTCTCCCGGCTGGTATGCCCCTGTATTCTGACCCAGGTAATCCGTAGCGGATTTGATTTCCCTGGCCGCCACACCTGCAAACTTCGCCGCTGTGCCATCTGCTCCAAAGGGAACTACCGCTCCTGCCGTCCCGTAAATCAGAGCCTGTCCAAAAGCTACGGCTACATTCCCCTCCAGCGGATGGGAATCCACGATCATATCAGGCTGCCCAGAATAACTACCGGCATATCCGTGGGGCATTGTCTTTCCGATTGTCTGTCCTCTCATTACTGTGTACCTCCATTCTTGTGTGGGTTCATTTGGTCGTATGCACTCTGCAAAGCACTTAAATCCGTAGCCTGTTTATGATCTGCTGCGTTCTGTGCGTTATGCTGGGCCGCCTTCATGAGCTTTGCGATATCTCCATCGGCTCCCGATCCTGTCACACAGGCAATCAGTGCATCAGATACTGCCTTACGTTCTTTCTCGTCTTTGATAGCGGCTACGGCGGGCCTTGCAGCCTTTAAAAGAGCAGCAGCCAGAGCTTTATCCACGGCCGGCGCCTTTTTATCTTCTCCTCCTGCCGGTATACCTTTGCCTCTTTCTTTTCCTCGCCTTCTTCATCTTCTCCCTCCAGCTCCTTGATAGCCACATCCATGGGATCATCTTCCGGCTTTTCCTTTGCCGCTTCGTCGAACAGACTTAACAGCTTATCCACCTTCTGATCCAGGGCAGTTAAGAAAGCGGCATCCTGTACCGTCTGAGCGGTGCCAGTATTCCCATCTTTTTCTGGTTCTCCTCCATCTCCCGTGCCAGTATCCTCTTCCCCGAATGCATCTGCCGCATCCATAGCCAGCTGCTCAATCTCTTCCGGGCTTTTATCCTTTACGGCCTGTCCGAAGATCTTAAAAAATAACCCTTTCTTTTTCATAGCTTTCCTTTCCGGCCGTTTGGCCTGATCTTTTTTAACTGTATTTGAATCTAAAATCGCGGCCCGTTTCCCGGCTCTTCCCCGGTTCACGACCGCAATGTGATTCCCTCGTATATTCTTTTGGCTGAATGCCCCGGATCCATCTGAAACATATTCGCACTCATAACCACAACTGATCTCCCGTTTTCCCCGTTGGATCGCGTCAATCAGTCCTCGGTCATGAATATGCAGATCCGCAATTACATAACCCTCCCATTCATCGGTTCCTTTTCGTATGTTCTGGGCATGGCCCTTTTCATACATACTTGCCGTGTCCGGGGTAAGAAGTTCCGGTGGATGGTCATCTGTAGTCGGTTTCCCTTCAAAACTTGCAAGGGCTGCATCAGAAAACACTTCCTCCGGATACCGATGGACAACAACTATTTTTTCCGCATCAGCCCCCGAAAGCCCCAGTTCACGCCCCAGATATTCCTGATCACCAGTGCGGGCAATCGGGACATTTCTGCAAATCAAAAAGCCCTCGCCAGTTTCAATCTGGTTCGGACTTACGGTGTATCCATAATATGCAAGCATCTTTCTGTTTCCTTTCCGCATTTAGTACATCTCTGCACATATCCGCCATAAGGGCCTTGATGGCGGCACCAGTGCTTTCGATACCGATGTTCACAACCAGGCTTTGCCCAGAAAAACAACCGTTTCAGCCAATTTCTCCATTTGCTCAGTGTTCTTATTGCTGCTCCTTCCTGTTGCGACGTCGCACAACCTTAAGAATGGTACAAAAAATACCACCAGTACAAAACCAGTGGTATTACAAGATTTCTTTGATATCTTCTTCCGCCAGCAGTTCTCCGCTGCCGTCTCCGTATTTTATCCGAGCAACCATAACATCTGTGTCATCGGTGTCTGATTTGTTGGCGTATGTAAGCATCTCGAACCTACATTCAATCCGTCTTCCATCTGTTAGTAACAGCGTTAATTTCTCTCCCCGCTCACCTTTTTCGAATATTTTCTTTAAATTCGGCGAAATCTTTGCCCGACACATGATCAAACCTCCTTTACCGGATGCAGGTGTACCCCCTTACCTGAATACCGAATAGCAAAACGCTTTGTTTCTTCGTATCTGCCTTTTCCAAGATTAAAATATTTTCCGATAGGCTCCTTCGCACTGATAAATTCAATCGGGTACTGCTGATTCTTGCGAAAATCAAATTCCCCAGTCCCGGAATATTCATCCATCAGCTTCTGGATATCCATATTTTTGTAAAACATATCCGGGGCCGTACCTTTCGTTTCCAGATCAGAACGTACCCGCTGTTTCCACTTCTTCGTTCCCTGAATGTGCTCCTGCTGCTTCACGTTTCTTACAGCTGTGATGATTTCTCCATTCCTTAATTTCTCTTTGAAATTACGGGACTTTTCATGATTTGAAACTCTTTTCCTGAGCGCTTCAAACCTTTCACCTTTAGTATACTTCATTTCCCTGAATTTTTCAAAGTCTTTCGGCACTTCATTTCCCAATACTGCCCGGTACTCCCTATGCTGCCTCTTATCCTGCAGGAGCCTCTGCCGATTCCGCTCCTTCTCACGATATGCTTTAATCTGTTTCTTTGTGCGAGGATCCCGATTGATAGGATTCTTTTCAGGGTCAGAGAAATCCTTATCCTTCTGGATCTGCCTCTCTGTTTTTCCTATGGTCGTATACTTAATAAATGAATGGAGGCAATTTGGATGGATATTCAAGTAGGTATTGGTCAGATCGTCCGATCCATCTGGATCCACCTTCCCGAAAGCCAGAGACAAGGGCGGGTAATCTGGATTTGTCCCGCTTTTACTGTACACCCGTCCCTCAAGCGCTGCGCATACCTTACAGGTACTGCCAACTTTTGCGATCTGCCACAGGTCATAGTCATCCGCTGTGAGGAGGGCTGCCACCTCTGCCTGATGGGCAGTTGTGCGGACAGCCATATTCCCATAACTCTGCAAGGACCATTTGCGCCCTGCCTTGTCCACAAAAGCGGTAATTCCCTTGTTTTGCATCTCCTGTACCATAGCCTGACTGCTGTTAATCCATGGGGCGCCTGCTGCCTCCTGGCGTAAAACCTGCTTAAGCGCTGTTTCCCGGAAGGGATCAGCCTCCAGTCTTGCAATTGTGTAGACTGTCTGCACGCTTTTATAAACGGTTTCCGACACCTCCGCGATCTCTCCAAGCAGATTATCGGTCAACTGCTGTATAATGGCAATCTGAGGCGCTGAGAATGTCTCAGTCATCCTTCGTGCATTAGCGTAGCCGGAAGCATCCTTATCCGAATGGTAGAATATCTTTTCGATCATTGTAGGCACATATGCCCAGGATTCATCTACCATGTTCTGGAGAATCCTCTGAACCCGTTCCAGAGCGGCTACCTCTGCATAATCCACATGGCCCGCCCCACGCTTACGGTTGATCGCATTTATGATCTCCCTCTCTGTCCGCAAAAACAGCATACGCATAAAGGCTGTCACATCTGCCCGATCCGGTGGAAGGATCTTCATCTGCGTTGTCATTCAAGCTCCTCCTCACTCCTGTCATCCGGTTCCCGCGGCAGTTCCAACCCCATTATCGGATCCTGCATGGCCTTGGAACTGCTGTAAGTCTGGCCTCTGCCCGCCTCAATGCTTTCATCCGTGATTTTGCCAAACATTCCGGTTTCCTCGGTCAGCATCTGGAGTTCCTGCTGCGCCGTGGCAGCGTCGATCAGGTCATTCTGGTACACTGCCAGGACTGCATTTGTCTTGCGTTCGGCGATCTCTGCCGTTTCTCTGGCATCTGGGGTCTGCATCGGCGGGAAGTCAATCTCCAGATCATCTGGTATCTGCCCCCAGGCTGACACCGCCATGATAGGCAGCAGCCTTTCTATGATCGCCCGGAAATCAGTTTCCCTCAATCCATCTATATAGTCGTAATAATTACGCATATCGGATTCGCCGGTAGCGTTCATTCCTGCCGGTGATCGCCCAAACAGTTTCGTCACTGGCGTTCTGGCTGCTCCTGCTACATCCATCATCACTCTATCATACACATCTGCCAGGCCTGTAAACGTATACTGTACATTGTGCATGGCGTCACCCTTATTGATAATACGGGTGCCGAAGTTGCTTTCCAGGATTGCCTGTGCCTGCATCAAATTCCAAAACCGGCGCTGCATCTCTGTATTTGCAGTCCCAAGAAGCTGATCCAGGCCGTCCGCCTCCAGATAATTGATATTGGCACGGAAGGTCAGGGCTGCAATATTGCCCGACACATTGTCACGCTTGACAATCTCATTGTATATCGCTTCCAGCTCCGATTCTCCCCAATACTGCTCTGCCACCTGCTCCAGCCACGGAAGCTCCCGGCCGATAAAACGGACAACTCTGCTGTGATGCACACGCACAACAGTTTGCCCGGTAATCTCATCCCGAATAATATAATAATCAGGCAGACCAAAATCAGGATCTGACGGATCTGATACCACATCGCTTTCTGGATACACACCACTCCATCGATCCAGAATCTGTAGTTCCAGGAAACTCCCAGGCATCACACTGTCCAGATCCAGGGGCAAGGACATATCATTTTGTCCCCTGATAAGAATTACTCCAACCGCACCGCCGTACAGCCTTCCCCAGCACAGCCCTGTCAGCAATTTCTTTCGTAGCTGAGTGGTCCGTTCCAGCCTGGCCATCTGGTCTATATATTCTGGGGCAATTCTGGACTTGATCTCATACCATTTGCGAACCATATCATTAGGGATAGTAGATACAATATTCTGAACAATCCAGTTGTCCCGGTACAAGCTGGTCAGGAGCTGGTAATTCTAGGTCATACGTGTCAAGGGGTATTCTGTTGCCTGCAAAAGATCCATGGTACCGAAACCAATCCGGGCGGCAGGATTAGAAAAGGCATCCATCGTTGCGGTGGGTGCCTGTGTTGTATCTGCCCGCGTGCGGCGGGGGTTCCTGTTTTTAGACATAATTAAGTTTCCTTCCTCTCTGCTTCATATCCTACTTCCATCCACACCCGCGCGTCATTGCTCACAACCGTAGTCGGGATGTACGTCCGAAGGGCCTTGTAGGCGGCGATCTCTTCCGGGGTGAGGCCGCGTTCGATGGGGGCGGCAAGCTGCCCCAGTATAACCACAGGATCTTTTAATGCATTAAGCTTTGCATTAAGTTCGTCCGCTGTCATGGATACATCCGATGGTGGAGATATATAAAACGCAGTACCACTTACCGCGAACACATATCTATTATCCCCTTTACTTACGCCATAATTTGTCCACGCTGCAATAGTACATAGTGCGGTTTTCCCTCCATTTGCATATGCATTGGACACACGGTTATTTTGGATAAATCTTCCTGGTACGTCTGAAGT